TAAATCGGTCATACGGGCGGTTAGCTCAGCGGTAGAGCACTGCCTTCACACGGCTGTTCTAGTCTGTGTAAAATGCCTATATCCAGAGTGGGTAAGCACGGGCAAGCGAAGAAAAAATGGGTTTGGCGCGTCATATTCTTGTCATACCCATAAATGACGCAAGTAAGCGGATATGGCGTGTTTATGTGTCACTCGTCCATTTCCACCGGAACCGCCACAGGCAGATGAACATTCCGTTCCATTCGATTAAACAGGACTTGGAGTAGTCGCCAATCTTCTTTACTTGGGCTTTCGGCGTACCTAGAGGCGGTTATGGCGATTTCCTCTGCTGTTGGTAGGCACCAGTTTACTTCTGGTAGTTCTATCCAGTCGTTACAACTCATAAGGATTCTTTCACCATGAAAGAAGAAACAAGATTCAGATATGAAAACGAGCAAGACTCCGAAAATGTTATCAACGCTTACGCCACGGTTTCTGATGGGCTCATGGTTTCTGTGTCAGATGAAAAGGCCGTTGATAGCTATAACGAGGTGTTTGCCTGTGAAATTTATTTGCCCAATGCCGCAGCAAAGAAACTACGTGATTACCTCAATGCTAATTTTCAGGAATAAGACATATGGTCAAACCAGTTAGCGAACCGACCGCGCAAGCGGAACCAGCGCCCACGATTGAGCAGTAGGTGAAATATGGACGACTATAGTGATATGAGGGATATAGAGATTGCCAAACTGGAAAGGGACGCCGAGCGTTATCGCTGGTTGCGGGATCAAGGTTCATCCGTGAAATATACCCATAGGCCGAACGAAGAAGGGTTGCACTGTGAAATACACGGGGCAGACGGTTGCACGCGCCGAGAAACACTAGACGCCGCCATAGACGCCGCTATGTCTTCCGGCGTTTGAACGTCAGGTAAGCCGCGCCCTCGTCAGCATCCCAAAAGACTTTACAGCGGTCAGGGTGCTTATCTGGAAGTAGCGGGTCTATCACCGTCACCGCGCAGGGGCTTAGGGTCTGATCCCGGAATCCCTTTTCCTTGGCGTAGCGGTCATACATTTTGTAGCTGGAAACTCTAAGCGCATGGCCGGTGATTCCGGTATCAGGGTCTTTCATCACCGCGTAGGCCGAAACGTGTTTGTGTCCGGCAATGAAAAGATGGTCGCGCACCCCAAGCTGAAATGCCTTCATCAGTCCATGCGCCGGATTCCACTGTGAATCCCCCGCGAAGTCGTGGCGAGCATTTATACGGAACGGCTCACCCTGCGGGAACTGGAGTTCCAATCGCGCTTCTGAGGGCTTGTAGAGGGCTTTGGCTTCCTTGGCTATCCACTTGATCGGGTCGTCGTCGCCGCTCCAGGCGTCGTGATTTCCCCCAATCATGTAAATCCAGTTTGTGTTCTTGATGAACCACTCTGCGATTTTTAAGGCCCTTGGACGACCGCAGTTCTGTGCCGAATAGAGCCTTGCCAAGCGCCCAACCCAGTTGTTAGTAGTATCCCCTACGTTTCCCCCGAAAAGCCCCTCTACGGTCTTTGTAAGGTGCATGTGGTGTTCTAGCGTGGCTATGTCCGTTCCGTTGTCGTCAACGTGCGGGTCGCCAAAGTGAAGTATCCCGATTGGCCCCTTTATCTTGATCTTGACCGGAATGAGCCTGTGCGCTTCCTCGTACTTCCGCTTGTTTTCAAAGTCCCGTTTCCGGTCTGCGATGATTTCCTCAATTGGCGAATCATCATCTTCGGGGAGGTCAGGGATTTCGTAGGCGGGCGTTGCAATCTTGGGCTGATCTAAACCCCGTTCTGAGGCGAGTTGGACATGCCGTTTGACGGTTGAGGGAGATAACCCGAATTTACGGGCAATCGTCGTCAGGGTCGCGCCGGGATATTTTTCTATCCGGCTGAGAGTTTTCTTTATTTCGGCGTCAGCTACGGGGGGAGTTGGCACGTTTACCCTTTAGGAGTTCCGTTTGGACCGGCAAGCCAGAATTGTTGTCAACCTCGCAGGCGCGTTCTACGGCCACGCTAGGGCTTGCACCGTTGAGCAGGTAGGACATTGCAACCATTGCGCCCGTACCAATCGCGCAACGGCCCGTCTGCACCTTGTCGGGGTGCCACGAACAGTCATAGACGAATAAACCCTCCTTTGTTAGATGCAGCGCGGCAAAGTCGGTGTCTGGTGAATCTTCCTTGAGTTTGGGCGTTTCTCCGGCAAGCATCGCCGCCTCAAACGGGCCGGTATAGGTTGCGGTCCCGGCTGTTGCCAATAAACTGCCATCCTTGAGCCGGATAATCTTTGTGACCGGAAAATGAATATCCCCAAAGCAGCACTTGGAATCTGCCGCCATGCCGTTAAGGTCTGCGGCGATGGTTGTCATTTCAGTCTCGCCAGAATCTTCTTAATGTCGTCTTTGATCTCTTTTACGTCGCTTCGCACCTCGATGCGGTCTGTCTCCTGTCGGGCGATTGCTGCTTCTACCAAGGCCAAACGCTTATCCTGGTTGGCTAAGAACGTCCCTACCGCGACAATGGCGCTGATCGTTGTCAGTAAGTGGGCTAGGTTGACTTCCCTTTTCAGGTGCCATTGTTCGTTGCGGCGGTTCGGCCCTTGGTATTCGTCTTGCATATGGCACCTAGAAAAGTAAGCAGTATTGTTGTCCGTTGGTGTAACCGCCTTGCCACAAGTGACCGGCTCCCTTTGCTACATCGTTCCGAAAAGCAAACTTCATATTTAATCCATTTGGCTCCCGCGTAAGGGGATCAATGTCGCCAGTGCCGCGATCCGTCCAGCCCTGTTGCGCGTCCCACCATGCTTCCTGTTGCCGTAGTACGTCCCGCGTCATATCTGCCTTTGTCCAGCAGGAATTGAACACTTGCGGGACAGGGGTAATCGTCTGATAGTGAAACCACCTGTTGATAGTGTTCCCGTTGCTCACAATCCAGCCCCACGAACGCACGGACATTGCGCCAGTTATAACCGGCAGATACGGCGTCATTTGCAAGCTAGGGGTTGCATCTACCCATCCGTCGCCCCTGTTGATCTCGGTTCTTGTCGCCCAAGAGATAAAGCGGGTAGTCGTTCCCCGCGTGCTGTAGGCGTCCAACATCAACCACTGTTCACCGTGGTTTTCTTGGGTGTGGAATTCCTCGACATTGACCGCGCCGCCGACTTGGGGCCAATGGAGTTCGTAGGTGGCGCCGTTGACGACCGATTCCCAGCCGGACGCAACGTGCGATTGCTGAAACGGCCAGTAGTCCAACAGGTTTAACGTGGGCGTGGTAATTACCACGGGCGTGGTATTGGGTACGTTCGCGCCCGAATTGGGCACGCTCCCGCCGCCCCCACCGCAACTTGCGAGGAGGAGGCACAAGAGCCAGCGCATTACTAGTTATTGGTGCGCGCGGCGACTGGGCAATATATTCGACAAACTTCCACTACCCAAGAAGCTTTAGCGGGACGCCACGAATGGCGTAGCTGTCTGATTTGAATCACCGCGCGCATACTAATTATGCAACATAAGGAGAGACGCGATCAATCGTTTTGCCAGCGGAGTTTTCGATAAAAACATCGCCGCAAACGTCAATGATCCTTTCGCTACCGTTGGCAAGCTCAAGCGTTATTCGTGGGTAAATTGTTCCCTCTGGTTGAACGGTTGTCAGCACCGCGATTTCATGGCGCGAGTCTGCACGACCATCAGAGTTACCTTCGACAGAAGCGCGTGGCTCTTTGTCAACGTAGTAACTAACAGCCGACCAAGAGTGATAGTGGTTGCCGGATTCATACTGCTGTTTCACTGTAAACATGATTTATTGCCTTTCTGATTGATTAGCCTGAGTCCGTCAGGCGGCGGTGAAAAACAAAAAACCCACAACACCTCTGCTGTGGGGCCAAGAGATTTGATGCGCTTACTTCTGGTTTACAAACTCGTAACAGCTTTGCGCGTACAGCCTCACCTCTGCGGCGTAAATGGCTATTTCAGCCGTGACAGGATCAGGCTCACCAACTGCGGCAACGGGGGCGGGGGAACCGTCAGGTGTTGGGGAATTACCCGTTCCTGCTTGTCCGGCAGGGCTACCACGTTTGAGGGCGGCGGCGCTGAGGCGCAAGCGTTCAAGAGCAGCAGCGTAGTTAGTGTCAGAAGTCCGCGCATAGTCCACATATCCTTGTAGTGCCTTTTCGTTTTCAATCTTGCGTTGATCTAATGCCTTTTGCGCTGCAAGGGCGTCCGCTTTACGCAAATCTTCCAGAAGCGTGATTTGTTTGAGTAGCGGCGCTCTTATGTGCTCGTTATAAGACCGTATCCCATAGGCTACAAACGCCGCAACTACCGCATACCCAATCAACTTGGCAATAAATAGCGGGTTCACGATTTCTTAATCTGTACCGGCTGTTTTACAGAGTTATCCGGCTTACCTGTTTTAGAAACAGAAGCGACTACTTGCATCCGTGTAAGCCAATAGGCTTTTTGCTTGGGATCGTTGGGAACCTGAATCTCGACTACGCGAGAAACTAAACTGCCTGTTTTGGCTTCCGCGATAATCGGCCCGACTCGAAAGGAAGCGGCGATGTTGTCGCATTCGTCCAGAGCGTCGAAAAGTTTGTTGGCATGATCGTGGCTGATCTTTTCAGCGTCCAAGACGTTCGGGGCCGATTGCTTCTTGGAACACACGGAAACCGACATTTGATAGACGGAACCGGTAGTAACGGAATAGTCAGACATATCCGCCGCTGACGCATTGAGAACGACCGTAGCAAAAAGGAGAGCGGCGGTTTTCATGGTCAGAAGGCTTTCGCCAGGATAAAGCCGAGAACGACGAGAAACACCGCGCCGCTAAATTTCTTGTGATCGAGTATCCAAGCGGATACAGTTGCAAAGGCTTGCTTTACAGCGTCCATATCAAATCTCCATAAATAACTGTCGTTCTGCCAATCGGCGGCGCAACAGGCCCGCCACTGTTTTCCCTCCAGCCCTAGACCACTTTAAGAACTCATCTGCCGCCCCGTCCTTGTCGCCCGCATTGAGAAGTTTTAACAACGTAGAACCGGCCAAATGCCCTTCCCCCAAATTGAACGTAAAAGACACAAGAGCATCAAACTCGTTCTGCGTCACAGGGACTTTCACCAGCCGATTTACCGCTGTTGCTGATTTAGCTAAATCGGCAAGTAACAGTTCGTTCGCCCAAGGCTGGGTTATCGTGGTGTCTCGCATTTCCAGCGGGACCACATGCCCATAACCGACAGTCCAAACACCAACAACGTCCTGATAGGGCGTGAGTCGGCATCCCTCAAACTCACGAACGAGGGCAGCACACTTCTCGGACGGGATCATTTGCGGGAATCTAGGTAGGCGTCAAACGCGAACTTCTGCACGGCAGCAATGGGAACCCCTACCGCCCCAATAACAGCGGCAGTTTCCACTCCCGGCAGCTTAGAGACTTCGGCAAAGACCATTGACCATATAGTGACTTTCCAAGTCATAACCGACGCGGCGACTAAGTAAGTGCGCCTTACCCAACCGCCATCGTCTAACCGAGTCTCAAGCCATTGGAAAACGCGCGTCATGCCAACCCCGACACTTGCGCGAAAACTATCCCCGCCACCACCGCATATCCGGTGTTGTTCAAATGAACTTTGTCTGCGTCAAAATAAGTTGTATTCGTTGGGTCTTGTAGCCGAGAATCGGCGGCTACGTCTGCCAGCGCGTTGGCGAACGACTGCCAGCCGGAAGCAATCAGCGCATTGAAAATCACCCGCTGCGCCTCAAACCCGACCGGAACGCCTGCGTTCTGTCTTGGCAGGCAGTTAACCACTACAACCTTTTCTCCAATCGCTTGCCGCGCTTGACCATAAGCGAGAAGCCGCGCATACGCCCCGGCACCGGAGAAATCACCGAGAACCCCCAAATACAGATCATTGGTGCCGCCCCATATCACCGTGATATTTGTCGGTTTTCTGGAGTCATACGCATTGTCAATCTGTGATGCGGCCTCAGTCGCCATATCTGCCAGCGTTTCGCCGGATGTGGCGACGTTGACCATAGACACCATGCGGTTGTCGGTAAACATCCGAATCAACTGGACGGGATAGGTATTTCCCCCGCTTGATCCCTGTCCGGTCGTTAGGGAATCACCTTCAAACGTGGCATATAAAGAGCGCATTACGGCACAAGATCAAATGAATAATCCTCAAGAATCATGTTGTCCGTGGCCGTAGCCTTCTGTAAGGAAATCACCATCGTTGTTGCGGCGGTAGTATCAATAGCCGATGTGGTTGGGCCAGAAAGACCGAAGGCGGCAGCGGAGTTAGAATACTTGCCGCGAGAGACTTGGGCATTCGTCAAAACTGAGGCCGCTGTAACATTTTCGATTTGAACGCCGGTCACGCTGGCATTCGTGCCGGTGGAGAAAATAGACGTTCCCCCAATTCCAGACCACCGCAGGCGATAGGCTTTGGAGTTGACCGTGCTGTTAAGCGACAACGAGGCCGAATGCCTTAACTGTGAGTTGACCTTAATTACCCCGGCACCAAGGTTGGTGATCGGCCCTGCATCTTCTGCGGTTGATCCGGTAAACGCTCCAGGCCCGGTTGTGGAAAATGCCGTAGTCACTCCAGCGGCAGGAACCCCAGACGTATAGGTAGAGTTGTAAACCGTTGCCGCCGTGGTAGAAGAAAACACCGCCCAATACCACGTTGACGCCGCAGGAACGCCCGCAGCAATTGCACCAGCGGGGAGCAGAATATATGCACCGTTTGAAAATGTTCGCGGAAGCGCCGTAATGGCCGAAAGCGCCCCGTTATTTCCCATCGTCCCCGATGAGACAGAGATAAACGGAATTGCGCTTTTGGCAATAACAAGGGGGAGAGAGCCGGTTGCGCCGCCGTTGGCAAAGGCAGAGTTGGCGCTGGCGAGCGTTGCGGGGGTCAGATCAGGCATAGCGACTCCAATAAAAAAGCCCGCATCAGCGGGCCTTGTCGGTAGTTAATTAAGATTATGGGTTGTAGAAAGCAACGACGCGCTGTGTTCCGTTAAGGAATACGTCTGCGTAGCCAACCGGAGTTGCCGGGGGAGCACTTGCGCCGCCCGCCGCGCCAACAGTGGTGCGCGAACTTACGCCCAACTCAAAGTTATTCGTGTTCGCTGGCATCGTTTGTGTTCCGGTCACGAAATTGTTATTCATGCGGATGCTGGTCGAAGTGATATTGGTCGTTCCCTGGAAATTGTTGTCCGTGATCTGACCATAGGTAAATACCGCAACCCCCCCATCGCTAAAGGCCTTGTTTGCGTCCGCGCCGGTCAGGATAATGTTGTTCTGGAAGGTCAGGATCGTGAAGGTGTATGCAGCCGAGCGCGTGAAGTTCACCAGACCGAGGCCGCCGGCGGCCCCCTCGAAGTTGCTGAAAATGTTGTTACGAATAACCGCATTCGGCCATGTCCCGGCAGTCGCATTTAGCTGCAAGCCATAACTTAGCGCCGTTGCCTGTCCATATACGGTGTTTCCGGTACAGATGAAATTCAGCGTTTGACCGGAGACAATCAGGCCATGCCGTTTAATGTCGTGCAGGGCGTTATTAGAAATATTAGCCGTGGCAATCTGCGTAATCGAGATACCATCGCCCGCCGTTGTTCCGGTCGTCGTGTAAATCTGATTACCGACAATCGACCCAAGCAACAGGCTTGATCCGGTTACGAGGATTCCTGACCCCGTACTAAAGATGTTATTTCCGACGATCACCGCACGATTTACGGTTGCCGTTGCGTCTATCTGAATCCCCGCCGCATTGTTAACCGAAGTTGAATTACAGATGTTGTTTTGAATGTTTACGGAGCCGCCGCTGACACAACAGATAGAGGCCCGTTCCGTCGAAGTAATCCGGTTTCCGGTAATCGTCACCATTGAACCAGTTGCGGTGCTTACAAAAATACCGTAAGAGTTAATGACGCCCGCCCCCGGCCCCAAGCTATTCGCATAGTTATTGGTCGCGCTCATGTTCAAAACAGCAGACGAACCGGCGTGATACCACAATTCAAAATAGCAACTTGTCGCCGTGCAGTTTGAAATGTTTACCGAGACATTCGCATTAGAGGCAACCGCTGCGCCATAGGTGGAATTGATGACCATATCCCGCACAGAAAGGGACGTACAACCGTCTGTGCTGGTCGCCATGATCCCCGCACGATAAGCCCTGCCCTGCCCTTGTGGGCCACCGTTGAATGAGTCATTAAATCCGTCTGCCGGTTGCAAACCAGCCTGCCCCTGTAGATTTCCGCCAAAGAAGTTACAAGTTGCCGCCTTGCAACGGAAGATCGGGGAACCATTCAGGGCGGCGAGAACCTTTAGGAAAATACGGCACCCATAAGCCTGCGTTGTAATCGTCGTTCCGGTAATGCTTATTCCTGATACCAAATAATCAGCGGCAGGCCATACTACCGTCGCGCTATTCAGCGTCGCGGCATAGGTATAGCAGGCTTGAATCGCCGTGGTGTCATCTGTTACTCCGTCACCCTTCGCCCCGAAGTCCTTAACGCTTAAAGTCTCGCGCATCTTGTCTTGCGCGGTTCTTTGTACGGCTCCCGTTCCCGCCTGTAGAAAATACAGGTCGGCTAACGTGTTCTGCGTGACGTTATCCACCGACCAAATGAGGTTGTCGGCAGAGTCTTTGAGAACGAGTTTGTAGGTGTTTGATCCGAGCAGCCAAACATTTGCTTCCCCGCGAGAATCCAGAATGACAGGGTTAGTATTGGTAACTGATCCCGTGCTATCCGTATAGGTGGATAATGGCGTAGTCGTACCAGCGGTGTAGGTGTAGAGCTTTCCACCGGATAGCGGCGCACCGGAACTGTTGGTTGCGGTAAACTTGGGGCTTGGGGCTAAGGTAGTCATAAGTTCCAGGCGTAAAAAAAAACCACCCGGAGGTGGCTTTATGAATTGGTTGTTTGTCCTGCTGTTTAAACCGCTGATCCTGTTTTCCGCTTTTCTGGCGATCGCGTTTATTCGGGTCGCGTTTCTAAAGTGGTTTCCCGAATGCTGGTTAAAGCGTGTTCTGTTATCGCCGGTTGGTAAGGGCCGCCGCTACAGGGCTACTCCGTAGCAAAGCATTTGCCGGTTGCGAGGTCAGCAATTGCCCCGCCATGCTTGGCCCGTAGGTTTGCTGCAAGAATGCGTTTTGATAAGGTTGCGAGAGGATCGCAGAGCGCACAATCGGCCTGCCGATGATTGATCCAACCGCGCCGTAGTTATGTCCCGCCGCCGCCATTCCCGCCGCCGCCGCCGCGTCTAGCGGGCTGAATCCCGGCGCACTACCGATAGTGTCTATATTCTGTGCAGCCTTGGGGAATGTCTTGCTAAAATCTGCCGCTTGTTTTAGTCCGCCCGTAAGCGGCGAACCTTTATCCATGAGTTTTGCGAGTATCGGCGCAGAAACATTGCCCGTTGTGTCATTCAATGCCGATTGCACATCGTATGTCTTTGCGTAAAGCTGCCGAGCGTTGCGGAAGTTTTCCAGCAGTTTCGGGTCGGGGATGTTGCGTTCAATCATCCCCTCGATTGCTTTCGCCGCGTCATATTGAGCATCAGCGAGCGCCAGTTTTTCAGGGTCGCTAAAGGCTTTGAAATTCTTGGATGCGTCGAAGCGTAGTTTCTTAGTTAGTTCAATAGCGGACGCGGGCGACATATCCGGTTTACTGAGCGCGGTTTTCAATGTTTCTATCGCGTCGTTTTTCAACAGGTCAGGAAACTCCGTTGCCGCCGCTGAAAAATCGTTGCCAATTGCTTTTATGTCCGTCTGAAACTGACCATCAGCGACAAACCGATTAGGAAGCGTTTTAATTGCCTCGTATGCCTGTCCTGCGGTCTTTCTCAGGCCGTTGAGTGTTTCGGCGTTTAACGGCGCATCTGGAGCCAATCCGAGCGATTCGCGGGCAAGGTTATTCGTGACCGGCTGATTCTTGACGGATGCGCCCTGCCCCGTCTGAATCTTTCCCGAAAGCCCCTCTAATGCACGATTGACCAAAGACGGGTTGGCTTGTGTCGGCGGAATCACATAACCCGCATCTTGCGCTGCTGCAACCGCAGCATCCTTCGGCGCGTTCTGCGCCTTTAGTGCGGCCTGTTGCACCGCACGATTGGCGAAGTAATCGCCTATCTTGTTCGCCCCATACTGCCCAGCCGCCCCCGCCGCCGCGCCGAGTCCGGTATTCACTAACCGCGATTCACCATCGGCTACGGGTTGCATAGCACCCGCCAAACCGCCAACTACCGCCGCACCTTTAACCGTAGTCGCCGCAGGAGCCGCGAGCGCGAACGTAGCGGCGTTACCCGCGAGGTTGCCACCTAGTCCCGCCTTCGTGTTCATCAGGGGCGCATCGAGCCGTTTGGCTTCGTTTACGGCGGCGTCCGCATCTGGAGACAACAAAGGCATTCCAGCAGGATTGAGGCCGAGGTTTGTTTTTAAGTCCTCGTAGCGCGCGCCGAGTTGTTTTATCCCGCGATAGGTGTCCATTACCGCTTTGCCAGCACCAGCAGCGAAGTTTTCCATGTTGGAACCGAGCGGCGAAGGCGCAGCCTCTTGCGTAACTGGCTGTTGCGCTTTTGCTATCTGATAGGCGCGGGCGACCGTATCAAATTCCGGCGTTCCCTGTTTATCCTTGTTGGCGACAATCCAGTTGGCGTAATCTTGTGCGCTTGCCATTATCGCCCCGCTAGGATTGCGTCAGCCGCGCTAATCACCGGATGCACATCGCCGCCCGCATGGGCCGCCTGTTTACCCGCTGGCGATAAGAACCTGTCAAAGTCCTTGCGGCCTGTGGACGTTTCATACTGTTGACGCAAGCCGCCCAATTGACCGCGCATCAATTCCTTGTAAGTGTTGATAACACCCTTTAACTGCGCGGGGCTAGAAGCCGCCGAGATAGTATTAGCAGCCGCTTCACGGTCAGCAACACCGCCGCCAGAACCAACAATTGCCTTAACAATTTCATCTGCGACAATCTTTTTAGCGGATTCAAAATTAGTCGGAGCCGGTGCGCCGGTTTGTGTAGCGTAGGCGTTGCCGAGCTTGTTAAATACCTTAATGTCGCCATTCTGGAGTGCGTCAGCCAAGCCGCCCAACGTGTCAAGGTGGGACAGGGCGACGTTAAACGAGCGAACCGCGTTGCCATTCTTGCCACTGGTGAAGTTCTTTTCAGCGACCTTGCCAACGTCAAAGTCTTTTGCGCTGTAGTTAGGATTAATTTCCATAACCCGCGCCATGATCTGTTGAGCGCCAGGACGAGACAGGGCGAATCCAGACAAGGGCGCAAGATTTCCAGCGGCTATTGCTTGCGCGGACTTTTCGGCGTTACTCGAAAGTGTGCCATCGGGGTTGAGGCCGTGGATTTTGAGTTGCAGATTGTTTTGATTGGCTGCGATTTGTGAGCGGTTAGCATTAGTCGCGGCAGTATCAGGTGATACTTGCTTGGCAATCACCGGAGCGCCCGCAATCGGCGCACCCACCTGACCGGCCAGCGGGTTAGTGTTGACTTGGGAAATAGACTGTCCGTTATCAACCTTTTCCGCTTTGACTTGCAGGGCTTGCAGGGCTTCGCGGCCCTCTTTCGTGCCGAGCGCAATGGATTTGATGTATTGCTGACGTTGTGCAAGATCGGGCATTTGTGTCAGTTGTGCAATGTGTTGTCCCGCGTCGATTCCCTGTAACTGTAGCCCTTGGGCAATCTTGGTTAGATTCGCGTCGGACGGATCGGCGTGAGCGGACACCAAAGCGCCACCAATCAATTGGTTCTTAATCTCTGCGGTTTTCGCTTGCGATTGGGCAATATCCGCTTGGTCTTTTTGTAGTTTATAGGCTACATCGCCTTTGCCCGCGTTGATGTACGCATTCGCAATCTTGGTCGGATCGCCGCCCGATGCCCGAAGTTCAGAAAGCATCTGATTCTGTAACGCGTCGTTCCGTTGTGCGCTGGAGATTTGATATTGCGCCAAAGCATTCTGATTATCGGCGGCGCGAATCTGCGAGGCTTGGGCGTAGGCGTTTAGCGGGTTTTCTAGCTGGATCGGCTTGTAACTGAGGGCGATGCTCGGATCAATGGGCATTATCCGATCCTTTCCGCCGCCGCATTCGGGCCATAACTGGAACTTCTCAGCGAATTCAGGATATTTTGGTTTTGGTTGTAGTTGAGATACGAACCAACCCCGTTAGAGAATGCGTTAGCTATCCCCACGGTTCCCGCCGCTTGCGCGTTTCCAATTCCAGTCATAAGGTTGCTGGCGTTATTGGCAAAATTTTGCCCATTTGCCGCCTGACCCGCCGCCGCCGCTTGACCCATTCCCGCAACGCTCTGGAGTCTGCCAAAACGGGTGTTCTGATCCGTCATAAAGCGGTTATAGGCGTTTCCGTACTCGTTTGAGGCAAACCACTGTCCGTAACGCGCTGCGGCCTTTAGCGCGGCCCCTGACTGTAATCCGCCCCTAGCCGCCGCACTAGAATCAATCGCCCGTTGCCCTTGATCGAAACGGAACTGATAGCCGGGATCACCGTAAAACTGTGTGTCGCCAAACTTTTGCGAAAACTCACCGCCTGGGGCGATACCCGCCTGAATGCTGCCTAGAGCATTCGCGCCTGCGTCACGGTAGGGCTTTGACAGTTCTAGCGATTGGTTGTATTGGTCGCGCTGGAGATTCAAAGCGTTGTTAGACGCATTTTCCTGACTCTTGGCCGCGCTTCTGGACGCAAGTCCACCGATTACGGCAGAACCGAGGATGGCTGTTTCAATTCCCATTTTTGCGATACCTGTTTACGTTGTGATCGGTGCCGGTAAGTTCAAAACCCCACCGCTTGACAAAAGCGTCCCCGACCTCATTGCCGACTTCGACCGAGGTTGTGGCGTATCCGTGCTGTTTGATAATTTTTTCCAAGGTGTCTCGGATCAACCCGCGAGAACACCATCGCTTAAAGCCTTTCGGCAGAATGCAGGCGTGTATTTCCGGCCCGTTGGTCAGAATGGCCCCAACCACTTCGCCATTCAGATAAACCGGCGTTTTCTGGAAAAACTCTGTTGCTGTAGCAAAGTCCGCGAAGCTCATATTCATCCTGTCTTTGCAGGATTCGTAAGCGGCTTCTAGTGGCGTCAACTGATTTCGTTACCGCTTGCCATGATTGAGGCGCCATTACCTTGAGCCTGTATGGTTTCACCAGGCTGTAACGTCATTCCTTCGGCTTCCCACCCAACATAGGTTCCATTTGCGGCGAGCGCGGGCTGGTTGATGATGGTATTGGCCGCGCCCGCCGCCCCGCCTACGGGGACAATAAACACCTTTATTGCCACCGCCCCGCCTGTGGTGTTGTTGATAACCAACCTTTGAATAATGGCCTGTCGGCTAACCGTTCCTGTGGGCGCCGTGTAATACACAACCGGCGCACCCGTCATTACCGAACCTGGAATGAGCCGCTTATAAGAAACGCTCATAATCTCGGGCGGGTAATTAGTTCGTTAACCAGCGCCCGCGTTTCGTTCAACTCGTCCACGATCTGTTGCAGGGCCGCGTACCATTCACGCGCCATCACGGTTTTTCCGGTTTCGTCAGGCGGTTCTAACAGCTTGGATTGGCTTGTCGGTATCGTGCTCATGCCGCCGCCTGTTCCAGATCAAGCTGCGCGGAGAGAAGCGCGGTTTTTACCGAATCCGTGCCGGACAGTTCATAAACCCTGTCTCTGGAGTGACCGAGCAACCGCCATATCGCACGGTTGCGGTATTTGCCGAGAGCGCCCATAGACCGCCAATGTTCGTTTGACCAGGTAAAACCACCGTCATCTGACCACCTTAGAACCATCTGCGGATCGGCCCCAGGCGTTGCGGGGAGATAGTTTCCGGCAATCGTTGCCGTACCATTTACCGTGAAGGTTTGCCCGCTTCTCGTTCCAACCCAAGACACAGAACCAACCGTTGTGTCATTCGGTTCAAAGGCGCAAACAAGATTGGAATCAATGCCGTTATAGAGATAGCAGGCGTAAATCTTACCGTTGAATGTCACCAGGCCGTTTACGCTAGACCCAAATTCCAGCGGCGCGGTGGAATCAAAAATAGACGTTGCGCCGGTTACAAACTGTGTTCCTAATTGCGTATAGGTAAAATCATCCGTCGAGGTAAAGAATGTCACCGTTCCAGTTGCGGCGTCTTGGGTGATCTTTACCCACAAATCAACCGTTGTCGGCGGGATAACGGTACTGGACGTTACCAAACTGCTTGCGCTGCCGTTAGTGGACGGTTCCCAAACAAGCGCCCCGGTTGCGCCAAGACTAAAGCGCCATGAACGCTGATTACCCGCAACCACAAACTTGCTGGCTATCGTTTGTTGTGATCCCGGCGTCCATGAGGTAGGCGCAATGTGCGCCTTTATCGTAATGTCGCCGACCACACTAATAGCCGCAGAATCTGGCGTTGACGCATAAGCGCCATTCGCCCCCGGCTCGTTCAGATAATTCGCGCCACTTGAAACGGGGTTTCCAACAAGACCGACGCCCATTTCCGCGTCGATCTGTAATTTCCGGTGAAAAACCTTGTTTAGATTATTCGTTCCGGCGGGTAACGCTCTCCAGGTTCTTAGCCATTTCTGTTTGTTGCCGTTATCCGTGAAAGTGTCCGGGTCGAGTTGGTAGATATTGCCGTTGCCGTAATCGCCCAACAGGTGAATGTTTCCCAAATAAACCGCGTGATTCTGTCCGCGATGCCGTTCAAACTGAGAATTGATTGGATTGAAATACGCTCTTTCGTGCCATTCTCCGGTTGCCACATCGTAGGCAAAGGTTTGGTTTCCGGTCGGGAACGAGATTACATAGAAAGCATGGCCGTTCTGCTGGTAGCTATAGGCAATCGCATCGCTGATCGTGGAATAGCCGCGAATCGTGTTTTCAATGTAGTGCGTCGAGATGCGTTGCGGCGTATAGCCGTTGGCGCGAACGACCTGGCCGAATCCCTGATCGTTTTGCGACAACCAAAACAGGGTATTGTCGAGTTTGCATACCGTAGGCGCCGCAACGCAGCCATATTCAATCACCACGCCCTTTAGCGGCTGGAGCGGAAAATCCGCATCCCCGGTGTTTGTAAATACTTGCGTCGTGTTGGTGCCAAAGCACCACAGTTCATCGTGAGAAGTGGCGAGCGCAACCACGTTATCCGGGGAGGCTTCCGCGCTGGCAAAGTCGAGCGGGTTAATACTCGTTCCGTCATACAGCGACGTAATCCAGATTTTTTGCGTGTTCGGCTGGTTAAAGACAAAATACCCGTCTAGAAAACAAACGGTTCCCGAGCCAGGAAAATCGGGGTCGGCAATCGGCGCAAAGGCCATCGTATTGCTGTTGTAAATGTAGCCCGACCCATTAGAGAGCGCAGACACAAACACCTGGATTCCGTTGTCGGTCATTGACACCGGCCCGGTGCCGGTAATGGTGCCAATCAGGAATACGGTGAGCGTGGTATCTACGCGATAAAGCGCGTTTCCCGATACCACATACAAATCTTGTCTGGCGAAATACAGCCCCCTTATTGGGCCGGTGCCGACAACGCCGCGCAATTTCAGGCCCGGACAGCGATAAAACACGCCGATTTCCTTGCCGCCACCATCGGCAGGCACAACTTCGGGAAACAGGTTGATGAGCTTGTTATCGGCGGAAGTCTTGGAAAAGCCGACATACGCCTGACCGAGAAACGGGGTTTTTACTGCACCCATCGCGGCGAGCCTGATCCGATCATTGGGGAACGGTACTCAATGCCAAACTCCAGCACATCATCGGGGAGGTTTGCCACCTTGATATCACCCATTACATCATTGGCAATTTTCTCAATTGCGGGCGGTACAGGGAGTTGGAAGGCGGCGCAGAGTTCGCACGCGAGGATGTAGCGAAAGGCTTTGGCGTATCCAGGCGGATACGAAAGAGAAGTGGCGAGATTGGCTTGGGAGAACGGAATATCCAGCCCAAGCGTCACCGTCATATTCGTGGCGGGGATCGGCCAAAAGGTAATCGAACCCGTAGGCCATGCCTGAGAGTAATTGAGAACAGCCGGATAAGCGCCCGTCAGGGACTTTAGCCAAATGTCGGAGTATTCCGCATCGCCAATCACCAGGATTGGGTAATCCACGCTGTTAATCGTAGCGTAGGCGGTTTTGATGCTGACCGGACGGGTTGTGTTGAATGTTTGCCCGGTTCCAATGGTGTAAGTACCCGTATTGGCGACAAGGTTGAATGTCTGGAAACTGTGCGAGTAGATCGCAAAGTTCTGGAGGTTCCATTCCTCTAGCAGATCATTGAGAACGGTTAGCCCAAGGTTCGCTTCGTCAGACGTAAGGGACTCACCTAAAGCTGTAATCCCCGCCAGTTGCGCGGCAGAGTTCAGCAAGTCCAAGGCGATAACGGGCGAGGGCATGGGCTATCCGTAAAAAAGAAAAGGGGCGACCGGATAGCCGCCCCTCGTTGCTGCATTACACCGTGTAAAGCTGTGCGATATTGCCAACCGCCGTGGTAAACGTGGTGGGCACGGTGATAGACGAAAGCACGGTTCCAAACGTGCCGGCGGCAGTCCCCGTAATCACATCGTTCCCGTTGGCGGAAAGAATGTGCCGCAAGGTGTCTGTATTACCGTCTGCCTGACAGCCCAAGAAATAACGGCCAGGAGGCAGGGTAATCGGCGCCGTAAAATCACACTTCAGGAACGTGGACGCGCCCGAGGTGGTGGTTCCGGCAGTTGCCGAATGCGCCAACAGAACGCCCGAAGCCCCGTAGATCGACATGATGATCTTATTGGTGCCAACGGTCGTACCTTGCAGAACCGCCGCACCTTTCCAGGTGTTCCAATGCGGAATGAAAATTTCCGTAATGTTGGTGGTGCCCGCTGTTTGTGCAACGCCAGCGGTTTCATAGCCGGTCAGGGCCGCAGAACCGAGGGCAATCGTGGTGACGATCGACTTTCCTTGCAGATTGGCCGGCGTTCCCTGACCCGCGTTCGCAACGGGGTAAATGTTGCCACCCACGGTTACGAACTGGATCGGGGCAAGACCGGCGCCTTCCACAGAGGTTGGCGCCGCCGCTGTTGCCAGGCCCTGCGCAATCAACGAGGTTTCGGTCGAGTCGGGCAGGGTAACAGTTGCGCCGGTTGCAAACGTCGCATAAGGACGGAGAAGTGTAACTGACATGATTTTTCCTTTAGCGCGTCAGCGACGGAGTGTTGAAAATCACCCAATCCACTTGCGTAATCGCCGTGGCGTTGGCGTTCCCGGTGATGGTGAAAGAACCCGCCGCAGGGGTGACGCGCACGATTGATGTGAGCGTTGCGTCTGCGGCAGATTGGGAGATCACCGCGACCACCGTGCTTTGCTGCAAGCAATGATCGGTGGTGATGACAACCGACGACACACCAGCAGCGATACCGCACCGCCCGCGCGTCACGCCAAAGAGCGTAACTGCGCCAGCGGTGACGGTTGCGGCCGGGGTGTTGGAGGCTTGCCCTTGGGTAACGAGAGCGTCCTCAGTCGGTTTATCGAACGTACAGACCTGTTGCGCCGGATAACCGGCGTAAGGCCGTTGCAGGGTTACAGTCATGGCTGTTCCCCTTATGCAACGATCTTAGTGGACAGTTCCGGGTAAGTCGCCGCCCAACCGAAAAGAACGTCCAAGCGCATATTGGCCTGATCGTTAATCGGGTCATAGTATTGCGTTACCTTGACGGAGAACCCATCGTCCGAGGCTTGCGATACGTCGATCACCCCCTTACCACCAGGAGGTGCCCACATCGGCACCATTGCCAGCGTATAAGCATCACGATGGTAGGCAACCGAGCAGGAATAGGTGGCGTTAGCGGCACCCAAGATCACAAACGCCTGACCCGTGGTCGGGGAGGCGGTCACGTTTTGGAACGGGCCGGAAGTCACGATGGCCGGAGAGATTGGCAGCGACGTTGCGCCCTGCGGCACATCGGCGGTAATAACAAACTGCATCAGCGAACCGGTGTTAGCACGGCTTTGCGGGTTGACTGCGTTGCAACCGACGAAAGTAACGATAGAACCTTTCGTGATCGTGCCGCCGCCCGTGGCGTTAACGGTAATGGTCGAACCGATTTGGTTTGCGCCGTTGACGTTGGACGCCGTACCCGCGCCGTTGGTATGCTTGACAACGTTCTGATCCATAGCGAAGTTCAGGCCGAGCGAATCCACATACACGCCGGACTGATACTGTTTGCCGAGGGTCGAGCTATTGTTGAACAGACCGGCCAAACCTTGAACCAGCGCAGCGTTCATTGCCGGATCAGCCGCCAGCGCCCGTTGACGGTCACGCGGCGCACCCATTTCATCGAGCCGTTGTTGCGCGGCCAAAATGGTATTCAGGGCAGTTGCTTGCGTGTTCGGTGGCGTGCCAACCGTACCCACGGCGTTAAACGTGTTCAGGCGGACAATATCCAGCCCTTGACGGTCGATTTCGTTCACAACCGTACACACGGCGGCTTGAATCTTCTGCTCGAACTGCTGGACCGAAACAGTGCGTTCCAGCCCCGTGAAACCGAGGTCAGTACCGCCCTGCGAGAGGGTCAGTGAAACGGTCGTTTCCGTGGTTGCTTGCGGAACCGCAACACGGCCAGCGCGATAGGTATAGCGCGGCGGCTTCTTGATCTGGATTGTGGCACCAGGGGAATAACCACGATTTTGATTGGAGGTATATTCCGGTTCCCAATCGCGGTTAACGTTCTTGGCAAAGCCAAGCATGTTTTGCAAAATCGCCAGCGATTCTTTCGCAACGATTGTACAGGTGACTAAAGTGTTAGACATTGAAGTTTCCTAGAAAAATGGACGTAAAAAAACCGCTTTCGCGGTCGTTATGCCCACCTCGCGCCCTGCTCTTTTCGTATCCTTCGATACTCGTCCATTGAAACTTTGTTCAAATCGACTTGTGCCGATTTTCCCTGCCCAATGGAATGCGTAGGCGGTGGGGCTTTGGTCAGTTTTGGCGCAGGCTTGGAATCTAGCTTCGCCTCAATCTTTCCGATTTCTTTTGCGGCCAACTTGTCGTCAAGGGACGCAATGCGATTGGCTTCGGCGGGGTTGTTTGCGAGGTAATAAGCAACGTCCCAACCTTGTTCAGAGCGGTCCAGCACATAGCGCATTTCCGGCGTGATCTTGAGATTCGGGTTAAATACCTTTTCCTCAAAATCGGGGTATTTCTCCATTGCGGCATCCATGCGTTCACCGGCCTTGGAGATCACTTCGCGCTCTTGCTGTGCTTGGGTTTGCTGTGTCCGCGAGGCTTCCAGTTTTGCAAACGTTTCCGCCGCGACCTTTTCGGCCTCATGCCTGACGTTGGCTCTAAACCATTCCTCGTCGGTTCCAAACTGTTCGCGTGTCGGCGCGACTTCCGCTTTTGGCGGGGGAGGCGCGTTGCGTTCAGCCTGTAATTCAGCAATCCGCTGTTCTAACTGCCGTTCGTATTTGCGTTCTGCCCTTGCAGCACGTTTTGCGGCGATTTCGTCTACTTCTTTCTGTGTAAACGTTCGCTCACCCGACTTTTCAGGCTCTTGCGAGTCTGCTTTTGTCTCTACTACTTCCGGCGTCGTTTCGGTCGTAGTCGCGGGCGTTTCCGCCGCCGCTGGCGTTTCAACAGGCAAGCCCGTCTCTGGCAAATCAGCCATTTTTTAAGTCCCTACAATGAACCTAGCGTGACCGCGCTAGTGCGGTGTTACGCTTGTCAGGCGTAGTAATTCACGTTCAGCGTCGCCGTTGCAGCGGTCTGAATAAAGCGAATCTTGGAAATGTTGGAGGCGTCGCATTTGAGTACGTCGCCCACGTTCAGCAATTGACCAACTGCGGCAGTCGGCGCGGTGTTGTCATCTCTCCAGCGCACAGGTTGACCTTCGCACCGAATCATGGCGTTCGTCGGGCTTCCCGGCATCCCGTTTGTGTCGGCAACCGGCAATGTCAGCGCCGTGGAAGCAACACAACCAAGGCCAAATTGACCGGCGAATGTGGTTTGCAGGGCTTGCGTACTCATGCGTCATCCTTTGTCAAATCTTCGTTTACATCGCTCGCCAGCGCGGGCGGCGGCTGCATTTTCTGCACCAGCAATTGCACCATTCCGGCGAGTTCGGCTACATCTGCCCGCGTTTCGTTGTTCGCAGCGGCGATGCGTTCGGCGGAATCTGTCCGTATCTGTTCCAAGGCGTACAACAGCGCGTTTTTCTCGCTTTCGCGTTCGGCTTGGGCTTGCGCTTTAATCATTTCGCGCTCTGTACCCGATTCGGCTTTCTGGAGTTTTTGTTCCAGGTCCTGCATATGCTGTTCAGACATTTGCAAAGCCTGTTGCATTTGCGCCATTTGCTGCGCCTGGGCCGCGAGCTGCGCTTTCGGGTCTTGATCCCCGTCGCCGGTAATGTTTGGCGGCATGGAACGTTTAATCCGGTCGGCAATTTCGTCGCCGCCTTTAATGTCCATTGCCTGAATTACCTTGTCACCCGCGAGAGCCATCAGTTCGGGCCAATTTCCGGCGAGTTGCACCAGCTTATCGGCGGTTTCCATTAGGGCGGTTTCGTAAGCCGGTCCAACCGACTCGGTTACGTCAAACTCGCCAACAGTCAGGTCGTTTAGTACGGTTTTGATTGCGTTGCCGTATTCGTCAACCTCTTGTTGTTCAGGCGGCAAAGGCTGATTGATCGTCTTGGCCTGAATCTTTCCGTCCTCGCCCATGATGCGGATAATTCTTGTCGCATCGTAGTAATTGGGCACCATCGAGATAATGCAACGGCCCGTGTGTCTAATGGTCCGGTTACGGTTGTCCGTAAAGTGGAAATTGGCGTTATCGCCCTCTTGCTGTCTTGCGAAGATCGCCCGACCGCTGGTTTCGTTGCTTCGTGCGCCTAATGAGGCGTCATAAATGCCGGTTGTGGCCTTAATATCGTCCGAGGCGTGCTGCGCCATCGTGAGAACACCAACCGGAATATCGGCCATTGGCTGGCGTTGCGGCGGCGGGGCTAACTGACCGTCTGCGGTTTTCGGTTTGTATTCCAGATACGGGAAATTGCGGACGTTCGCTTGCCGCCACTTCTTTTCGTGACCTTCAAACTGTCCTTCAGCACCGATATACGGGGCTTTAGCACGACTGGCGATTTCCTCAGTCGCCGCAGTCATCCATACGTTGTACATCTTGGCCGGGTCTTTGGCGTTCCGAATCATGCCGGAACGAAACACCTTGCCGTTAATGTCCACTTCCGCGCCGTACACCGGGAACACCGGAATCCAGTTACATTTAATTTCTGCGCGTTCCAGAATATCAACGCCCGTGATCTTGTACCACATCACCTTGCGTTTCGTGCTCTTGCGCTTGTCTACGGGCATTACACCCGCGATAAGTTCATCCGCCCAAACGGTTGACCCGTCAGCCAACAGATAAAGATCAGCCTCCGTTTCCTCGATTCGGTAGTATTCCCCGATTCGGATTGAAGTTTTGTTGATCCAGGCGCTATTGCCTGTTCCGGTTAGGAACGAGTCATTGCTTGCCTCAGACTTTGGATATTGCCGCTTGAAGTCCTCGCGGGGCATTTCCTCGCTAATCAGGCACTTCTTTTGGTCGCTACCGTCCGGTTCCGTTGAATAGGGATCAAAGTAAACTGTGAACGGGTTGCGGATGCTTTTGAAGCGTATTTCTTGGTCGAATGACTTTGGGTTACAGTAATCCGTGGTCAGTCGGTAATAACCAAACCCGATAGCGGCAGCACTATTAATCGCCCGATCATAGGCAACATCGGCGTTGGAACTGTATTCAATATGCCGGATCAGTCCTTGCAGAATTTCGGCTATTTCGTCGTCCGCGTCCTCGTCAACGGCGTGCGTCTTGATGCTGACCTTATTCTTGCGCTGGTCGTTCGTGACCTGAGCGAGAAACGCGGGGAGTTTGTTGATTGTCAGGCAGGGCCGCTGCTCCACTTGCCTGATTTGTCTCGCCCCTTGATCCCACTGATCGCCCAACAGAAATTCAAGGTCTGCGAGGGCTTGTGTCCGGTTTTCCGAGTCGTACTGAATGACGTTGTTATAGTATTCCAGCGCCTCTTTGATGATGTCGTCATCGCTCACGGCTGGCTTTGTTTCATCTGTCATCGTGGCGTGCGGATCATTAAAGTGGGAAGTTTGGGTTTCTTACTTGCGTTCTGAAAGACTACAAATCCGAAGCGGCGGAAGTACCAGGCTTGCAACGCTCTGGCGCTCGGACCGCCTTCGTCGTAGTCTCGCGGTTCCAACATAAGGGCTATCTTTGCTTTGTCGGCTTCCCAACAAACCTTATCCATGAGGTCGGTTGCGTGGCCACGCATCCTAAACTCAGGATCGGTACTCAGGCTTGTGACCTCTAGCACCTTGTCGCGCATCGTATCGGGCAGGGAAAACGGGATTGACAGCTTCAGGCTGGCGTGTTCGTTACTGCGCGTTCCCGGCGTCATGTCATCCAGCTTCCGATAGCCTCATCTTCGTCCTCGTCCTCAACCCTTGGCTTACTTGCCCGTCTAGCAGCTTCGCAGGCGTATCTAAGGGCGTCTATCGTGTGGTTGTTCTTATCGTCCAACACAGACAGGATTTGATTCGTCAGCGGGTCGGTTTTGTAGCTATACATCGTGAGTTCATCAATCACATGCGTACACCGAGGATGAACAACAATGTCGAATGATTGGAGAAATGCGATACCCTCCTCAACCGATCCCTTCCCCTTGACCGCGTATTGCATTTTTGGAAAGCCGTTTTTCTGCATGTGGCTGATTGTTTCCGGCCTTGCGGAGTCAGCCGTGATCGGCCAGCGTTCCGAATCGGGAACACTCATAAACAGGGTCGGCGTGTCCACAATCTCACAACCCACCCTGTAAGCCTCGTAAGGCACATACAGCTTGCGACCCACGATGTAGCATTGCACCAGGACGGTCGGATCAACCGAGTAGCCCCAATCCGCGCCCTGTCGGATAACGGCTTCTTTGTCGATTTCAAATTCCTCGACCGTCCAGTTACGGAACACCCGCGTTTCGCTATTCTTTTGGTATTCACCGAGCCACACCCATGCGAATTTATCGGGGTCGCGCTTTATGTCGTGCTCTACCTCTTTCTCCAATTCCTTGGGGAGAAACGGGTTATCACGATAATTAGCCCTTACAACCTTCGCGCCTTCGGGCGGATCTCCCCGTAGAAATCGGTCTATCGGGTCGCTTTCGTTCGCAGGATTCCAGCTAAACCACAACTCCGATCCGGCCTTACGCAATGTCGGCCTAAGTATGTCTAGGCTGTTCTGCGAGGCTTTCTGCGCTTCCTCAAACCACGCTATATCAAAGTCCTCTAGCGACTTGATACTGTCCGCCGTGTGGTTCTGCATCCCCTGAAAGATCGTGACCCCACCGTTTCGGCTGGTGATCTTCTTATCCTGAATATCGAAGTAGTCGCCAACATTGAAGGCGGCTATTTTCAGTTCTAGGAGTTTCTTAACCGAGAAGTCGAGTGATCTCTGGATTTCCCGCAGGCAGACCGTATCCACCTTTTCGCTTATGTTCCGGTCTAGCCATTGCTCCGCGAAGAAATGAGACTTGCCGGAACCGCGGCCACCATGAGCGCCCTTATATCGGGCCGGCGGAATCAGGGGAACAAATACCCTGGCCGTTGGTATATCAAGGTTTTGGGTCAACAATGACGCGGCGAATGGTTTGGATTAGAACCGCGCCACCTTCGCCTGGGCCAGTTATTTCGGTCGCTTGAGCGGGCTTGCCTTCCAGCCGGTTCGTTACCTGTTCAATTGCCCAAGGTTCGCCAGATGCGAAAGCGTCCAGCAACTTATCAACACCCTCGCGCAGCTTTTGCCCATCATCTTGAACAATGGCGCGGCGAATGCAATCGCTTACCAGTTTTGCTTTACTGGCGTTTTGGTTCCCTGCCGGTGCGCCTGCCATAATTCAATTTACAACCCTTTGAAAGTTCTAGGTTCCGCGATATTCGTCGCGTCGAATGTTCCGCATGAAACGTCAGCGGTTGCTAACGTATGGTGAGCGCCGCGCCCACTGGAAGCGTGGAGAGGGTTTCGCATGATGGCGAACGCTTAGGCGGCGGCGCTCATTCTTTTAGACCTTGCGTTTCGTATAGACGTGCAGAGTCCATCAATTGGCGAGAGTATTGAGATATTTGCGGACTGTCCAACACTTTGACTTATAGATTTCACTTATAGTCACGCCGCCCTCAGTTGTGCAACATACGGTTGGCTGCATCCCACCCGTTCCGCAATCTTGGTTTCGTTTGTCTCACCGGACGCCAGCAATCGCAATATCTGCGCTTTCTTGCTTTGCCCCGTCAGTAGATCGTCCATCAGCCTTAGCGCCTCATCTACGCTTTCCGTGTAGCCGTAGCGTTTGAACCGGAAAGACTTTGGAGCACAGGCGTATTCAATCAAAAGCGCCAGTTTCAGGCGCTCGGATTTGATCGTGCAGACTAGGGACTCGATGTAAATGGCGTCTTTCTCGTCTATTGGCGGGGGGATTTCCTCCGGCGCGGCTTCGTCGTCGCCCCATCCTTCCTCGTGCCATTCCTTTGTTTTTGCGCCTTTGAACATGGGCGAAATGGGCGGATAACTGTCGGGGCCGGTCTTGCCGCCGACAAAAAGACCCCAATTCAGCATTCGATCCCTTGTTGTCATGCCGCCCGCCTTTCGTCAAAGATCATCGCCAAGGTTGCTGCAAGCGCGTCTAGCTCATCCATTTTCTTTAGCTTCCACATGATTCTTTGACCGTGGATTCCGTTTCTTGATCCCATGTGGCAATCCCGGCATAGGCTGACTGATGTGTACCACTGGCCCTGTTTGATTTCGTGGCAATCGCTCACCCCTTGGAATCCCCCGCAGATGGAACAGGGGAGATTCTTGACGCGCTCGATGTGTTCGCGTTCGGCTTGGGTCGGGGCTTTCTTGTTCTTACTTTGCAATCCACTCACCCGCGCCCTTGATTGCCTCTGCCAGCGCGAAAATGAGACCACCAAGAATAAAGACAAAGTACGCCATAGCCGCAAACGGCAGGCTACAGAACGCCACAAATAGACCAAGGAACGAACGGGCGGCGCTCATCGGCGTAGATAGTCGTTTAGTTTTTGCCAAAAGGTTGGCCGGTTATCAAGTCTCCAAAGTTCCGTGATGACATTTTTTCGATTCAATTCATAACTATCCCGCAGGTTCGCTAGATCAACCTCCAGCTTGCAAAGCCTGTCCTCGTGTTTCCGCGATTTGGGTTTTATTGCCATGTGCTTTTCTCCATTTGGTTTACGCTTTGTTCGGGCCGACGTGGTATTAATCACTCGTCATGTGCCATGCCGTGACGTACTCAATCAACGAACTACATTCTTGTTTCGTAAGATCGCTGGTGCGCTGGTAGATCACATCAAACCCCGCCCCGTCGATTGCCGGAACCATCGTTACCGTTCCACCTTCGGCCCGTACCCATGCCGCCGTGAGGAGCCGTTTCCATGTGTCTACGTCCCACTTCTTACCGGCCCATTCCCGCTGTTCGCTAATCTCTTGCAAAACCGCGTGTAAGGCGGCGTTTTGTTCTCCGCTGCGGGTAGGCTCACTAATCACCACTTTGCGGCCTGTAGGGGCGTTACGCACGGCGTGGATAGCACGCTCTCTTGCCATATCGTGTGCGAGGATGAATAGTTGTTTGGACATTTGGCTAAATAACGATTCCGTGATTTTCGCTAAAGCCATACTTTTTATTGGCAGCACTTCTTGCCGCGACAGCCTCGGACACCGTTTCAAACGATCCCAAATAAACGGTGCGCTTATCAACCCCAATCCTGGCCGCAAATTTTTCGCCCTTCTCAACAATTCCGTTTGGCAAGACCCTGTTTTTCTTTTGGGCTTTGTTCTTGTTGTTGCCGAGCGCGTTAGTGTTTTGCAGATTTTCCAGCCTGTTGTTTAGTCCATTCCCATCTTTGTGGTCGATGACATCGGGCCACGCCCCGGTAACCAACAACCAAATTAGCCTGTGTAGCCCCCTCATCCCGCCACAAAAGAAAACCCTCACATAAGACTTGCCGCGTATATTCCAAACCCCGCCAACCCGCTTACCAGCAAACCTGCCATTCCATCTTTTTTGGGTGTTAATTGAATTGAAGTGCGATAGCGGGCGGACACGCCAAGTGCACACCCCGGTTTCGGCGTTATATTCCATCGCCTCACTAACGAAGGCTTGTGTCGGCAAATTGGTTTCCGGCTTCATGTTGGTTCCTATCGTGTGATTCGGGCAATCTACCGAAGCGGCTGGCGTTTAAACCCGTTCGGCTCGTTGTGCAGACGATTGGCCGACACCATCACATCACCGTTTGGCGCATGTATGTGGTTGTTGGCAACATCTACCGCCCCAATAACGCGCCCTAATCTTGTGTGCAGCAGAATGATCTCGTCGCGCATTTTCTTGATGCGCTCGGAATCGTTCATTTCATCCCACAACTTTTCGCGCATCGGCAAAAGTTGCCCCATTTCCGGCTGCTGCTTTTCGCTCATGTGTCGCTCTCCTTAGTTGGTATTCAAACGCGGGTAACGTCTGAATCTTGGTTGTCGATCTGCTCCAGCCACCGGCCTAATTTCTTGATAACCAGCCGATAAACTTGCGGTTTCGTTCTTTCAAGGTTTTCCATAAACGGCTTCACTTTCCACTTTGAAATTGATTTGACGTAAAGGGAATATCCGTCTGCGAGTGCTTCATCACTCAATCCGCACCACCGGCATAGTCGCCAGCCTCACCGCGGTTAGCCGATGGTCAATACACGGCACATATATTCCGCGCCGCGCTACTTTCCTTTCATCGCGCACAGTCACGCGAAGCGCAGTAGCCCGCTTTACCTTGCGGTGATCGTACTTTCCCGGTCCTGGCGGCGGGCAGTCGGGATTGGCAAAGTAAACGTAGCGGGCCACACCGTTATGCGGGATTGGTTCGCCCTGCTTGCGAGTCACGCACCCCTGCCCCATCATTTCCCGCATGACGCGGATAGACCGACCTTTGGTTATCTCAAATTGAGATTTGACCTCATGCGTATAAGCGCCCTCGGGCTTGGTCAGGAGCCAATGCCAGATTTGTTCGCGTTTAGTCATGTCCGCGCCTTTCCGCTTACCACTTGCTTTGCGTACCAATGCGAGACTCCAAATTCATGCGCCAACAATTTCACAAGCGCCCTGCGGCTCGTTTCGGTGGCGTGAATCTGCCGCATAACGCGCACATCGTCTGGAGTCAGTTTCATGCGGCTTTCCTTTTCTCGTTGCGGTTCGGGTCGGTCCTGACCGCTTCCGATGCCAGTTGCAGTTGGTTAGGCTCCAGAATCTCCCCGGCTTCATGCCGGGCCATGAGTTTGTAAGCCCAATCCCGATTGCCCGGTTTGTTGAAACTCAGTTTCCGAATAGAGGCCATGCAGCGATCCCGCGCAGCAATGAGTTCGGCGGTTTCGTTCGGTCTGCGCGGCCCCTGATAGCGTTTGACTTCGGTATAGACCGGGGAGCGCCAGCCACAGGAACACATGGTTGCGCCAGCGACCAGGGTTTTGTCGCAAGAGGGGCATTGCATCATTTGGCACCGTCCCACGGTTGGGATTGGGGAACAACCAGTTCGCCAACGTAGCTTTCAAATTTCTTCGCGTTGAACAGCGTTTCGGGCCGCATGTAGCGCCATTGTTCGGTGTTCTGCCAGTCGCGGACTTTCCGGGCTATCACCGATTTACAGTCCTGCTCGGTAGCCCCGTCGCTAAGGCGGGCGCGAATGAATGAACGGTTAGCCTCCTTGTGGCGAAAGGCTTTTCCGCTTTTGGCGTTGAGGAAGTCGATAACCCGATCTGCAACCTCATTCAAAACTTTAGTTTTCTCCGCAACGTCCGGCTTGCCGGACAAGGGTTTAGTTCTTGAATCAGGAATCAATGAATCAGGAATCAGAGAATCAGGGGGATTTCCACCGTCTTGCTTTGGTGGGTTAACCGTTAATTCACCGTTAATCACTGGAGCCCCACATTTACAATCACTTACGCCAGCAAACTCGGGAAGCGTCGATTCCTTTTCGGTATGGTGGGGAGACTGGTGTTTCTTGAAATTGAGGATTTCAATTACGCCCACTCCGCTTGCCACATACCGCCTTACAAACCCTAACCGTTCCAGTTTCGTGAGTTCACCGTTAACTTCGCATTCGTAGTACGGGAATATCTCGGCCTTGATAAATCGGGGCTGGTCTTTCAATCGCCCCTCTTTATCAGCTAGACACCACAACCCCGCAAAAAGAAGTTGCACAATAGGTCCTTGGTCCGCGAGGTCGTAGTTCTTAAAAAACCCCGGCTTGATATTCCTGGCTCTTGCCATTACCAGCCCCGAAAGAATGGATCCGTCGCATCAAACTTCTCAAGTTGTTTTTCCTCGTAGGCGTGGAAAATGCCAAGCATTTGCATTACTTCAAACGCCACTTTCAGCGGGTTGGCGACAACATCGCTTCCGGTGTAATGCATGACGCGATAGCCCTCTTTCACAAAGAACCTGTCCCGCGCCTTTTCATACGAACGCTGACGCTTATCTCTGTCGTGGAAGTCGTGACCATCTAACTCAACGACAATCGGCCCAAGTCCAAACTTGCCCGCCATCTTTTCTTGCCAAACCAAGAAATCAGCGCGGTACTTACCAATCTCCTTTTGCATGGAAATATGTAAGCCGGGGCCATGCTGCCAATTGTTGCTTTCGCTGTAATAGGGATCGGGGTTAAACGGAACATCGCTTCCCAAGCACATCGCCTTAATAGCGATTAGAAATAATTGTTCTATGGGTGACTTAATCTCCTGATTGATGATTTCGTGGTAAAGACCAATGTCAAAATCTTCACTAGCCGCCTTCCCAACCAGTTCGCCAATCTCACCAAGCGCCTTGTAAACATTGTCGGGAATCTTCACTCGTTCTTCGCTCACAACAAGCCTTTCATCAAGCCATTACTTAGGGCCGGATGCTCGTTATCAGGGCTTGAATCTGATAACCCGCTGCCACGGTGCATCCGGTTAAAACTCGTTACATCAGCCAATCAACGGCGTCACAGATAATCGCCACATCCTCGACGTGCTGCGCCAGGTAAACGTCTTCCGGCCATTCCGCCATAAATCCCAATTGCGCCTTCGTCAACTTTCGGGCGCTTGGCACTTTCGCTCCGTCTTTAACCTCAACAAGAAAGGTTCGTTTTCCATTGCTGCACACAAGGTCTGGAAATCCGCGTCCGATAGCCGATGTGTCAAATACGCTGATACCAAACGCTCGAAAGGCGTCGATGATGGCGGAATGGTTGTCGTCAACCTTAGCGGCCCTTCGCACGCTTCCACCCGTTCACCCTCACCCGTTTTCCCGTTACCAGCAGACGTAAATTGGCATCTAGCGGCTTTCCGGCCTTGTTGTCGGCTTCCCGTATTGCCAGTGCGATTTGCGAGGCTGTACGGGCTTCCTGTTGCGTTGGGGATAGCTTCATTGCTCCATCGCCCAAATGATTCGCCCGATAACACAGGGAACGAGACATAGCAGAATTGCTACACCAATTACTGTGAGCATTACGCCACCCTCTTTAGTGGTGCTTCGTTCCGATCCAGCCTTTCGGCCAATTGCGTTAAAGCCTTTATACCGGAGATAAATTCCCGCTGAAGCGCGGCTTTTTCGTCGTCCGGTTCAATGGGTTGTGCGTCGGCATAACCGGATTCGCGTAGCAGGTAATTGATTGCTGCGTGACTTTGCGCTTTGCGACCCTCGCGGAGAATGAATAGAACTTGATCGGGGTCTAGCTTCTGCGGGTGTTCGTGGTTAAGACAGTTGCTTATCCACTTGCCAGCCGCTTCCGCACCGAGTTCGGGGCGGAGTGCCGCCCCTACGGTCTTAGCGCCGTGGAGGGCCGCTACGACCTCGGCAAGAGCCGATAAAAAGGTTTCGTGGAATAGGGCTTGTGTCGTCATACGAACCTTTCTTAAGTCGGCGTATGGACAGATTTAGGGCAAAAAAAACACAATGCCCAATGTTTACGAATAGAAAAGCCCGGAAGTTCGTCGTCCGCTTCAACGGGCAAAACACACGCACCTTGCCTTGCGGCCACCGCTGGGGTGTTCTCAGGAAGCGTGTGCAGAGGATTCATTTGGCTTGCGCCTTTCTCTGGCGCAATACGTCTTGAACATGGTAGCGGCGCATCTTCGGGATGCCGGTCTTGCGCCATTGCGAGATAGCGCCCTTGGTAACTCCGAAGGCGGCACACGCCTCAAGCGTGTTCGCAAAATGCTTTTTGATGATCGCGTCGATTTCAGCCATAACGCGAGAATAGGGAACTTTACTGCAAAAGTCAAGAAAACTTTTCGTGCGGCGGCGCACAATGACCGTATAGACAAAGGAGGGGCCATGTCCCATTCAACCTTTGCGAGTCGGGTGCGTGGCCTTCGGAAAGCAGCAGGATTAAATCAACCTGAACTCGCCAAGAAAGTCGGCGTGACTAAAGCCCTTATCGGCCAGATAGAGGCGGGTAAGGTAATGGAGGTCAAGATGGTATTGGCTTTCAAACTTGCCGCCGCCTTGGGCGTTTCTGGCCGGTTCCTGGCGACCGGCAAAGGCTCCCCCGTCCCGCTAGGGGAAATAAGCGATGAGGAAAGCCAGCTAATAATGTCTTTGCGTAGCTGCCCGCCTTCCGTGCAAACGCAGATCGTCGCCACCGTCCAGCTATTCTCTAGGCCCGAAGTGCAGAGCAAGATGGAACACACCCCCATCGGCCTCATGCATATCACCCCCCCCCCCGAAAATGAAGTCCTGAAGCGGCGTACTTAAAGGCGCCCGATCTATCCCCTAAGCCCGCGTTCGCGGGTTTTTTTTACGGTCTAATGAAAAATATTTAGTAAAGTGCGCTTTCCCTGCTTGACATTGGGTAAAGTTATCTATACTGTTACGTCATAGCAATGCCGTACCCCGAACCCGAAAGCCCCTAGGTAGCTAACCACGCAGACAGGGAACTAAGGCGATACCAGACGGGGATAGCGATCACTCTGGAAATAAAGGATCGGCGGAGCAAAGAGCAATGGCAAGTGTGTGGTGTGACAAAGGTCGAAACGCAATGGAAAAGCAGGCGCGAAGCCCGGCGGGTGAAAGAGTAGCGAGACACCGGAAGCCTACGGCATAAGTACGGTTCCCTTCGGGGGTAGTGAAATGGATCTGGGATCGGGAATTTTTTCGGAACGCGAAAGCGGCGACGAACTGCAAACAAAGGCACTGGATACCGCGCACCACACGCTGGCCACCAATTGAGAGAGAAAAATGCCGAAGAAACAAAAATGGATTCCAGTTAGCGAAGGGCTGCCAGAAACAGACGAGTTGGTTTTGTTTGTTGAGAACGGGAACGTTACCGTTGGGAATTATGCCGCGTCCGCCTCCGAAGAAAATTGCTGGTGGGATTGCATTAGTACCGATATGTCGGGATCGGCGTCATATACCAAAGAGTCTGACGTTACCCACTGGATGCCGCTTCCTGACCCGCCCAAGAATTAACGAGAGAGGGAACACATGACAAACAAATCAGTACATGAGGTTGGTGACAAGCCCGAGCCGACGAGCCAAGCGCAATCGGTTTCCTCGTTGCCGTGGAGTTTCGCCGCTACTGAAGCGCGTTGGGGAATTTATAACGATACCGGCAGACGGATCGCCATAATGTCGATCAATTTGCCACAGCAAGAAGAAAATGCCAGATTCATCATCACCGCCTGTAACTCCCACACCGCTCTTGTAGAGCGTGTAGCCAAACTAGAAGGGGCGCTGTTGGGACTTCTGCCGCTTTTAGATTGGGATGTGCCAGAGGACAGCGATGATGGGAAAGTTATTGCAGCCGCCCGTGCGCTGTTGGCAAAGCCATGAAAGCCGCCGCCATCTTTGCAGCAACCTTCCTTGTGGCCGCTTTCCTTGCCGCTTGCTCCAGCATTCTTGCCTATGCGTTCTTTGGCTACGAATGCTGGGTTCCCGCCGAACCCCATTCGGGTCGCTTCTTTCTGATAGTGGCCTCGCACATTGCCGCAATTATGTGTACGCCACCGTTATTTCTTATAGCGGTAGAAGTAGCGAGGGAAGCATGAACCTCGACCGCGTAATAGTCGCCCTTAGCCTGATTGGTTTAGCTGGCTGCGCTGTGGATTTGGTTTCGTATGCCGAGGAAAACGACAGCAAGCACTATTCGGCTCCACTTTCTTTTTCTAGCGGGCGGGCCATTGTTAACGTGATTTGGGTTCCCGCCGAGCGGATGCGGGAATACTGCGGGCCGGATCAGGTGGCTTGTGCCAGGCCCGTATCTGGCGAATGGTTGATATACACCGAGAAGCCTCGCTCTTGGAATAACACGGCAAGGCTTCGCAGACTTGGGCATGAGGTCGCTCACGCGCTAGGAAGTCGCCATGAGTAAGCGATCAGCAGCAAAGGTTCTGTATCTCTGCCTGATCGGATTTTTATTTTGTTTAGGCGTTGGCAGTATGGCAGCGGCAATTCTTAAAGCCCTTTAGGGCCATTTGGCTAACACATAAGGCGAACAATGAATATTCAAATTAAATGCCGCTTTACCGCAAAAGTTCTATTTGAAGCGGATGTACCGACGATTAAAGCCGCGCTTGAGTTGGGCATTAAGTCCCGTGCCAACCTGTCCGGTGCCGACCTGTCCCGTGCCGACCTGTGCGGTGCCGACCTGTACTGTGCCGACCTGTCCGGTGCCGACCTGTCCCGTGCCGACCTGTCCGGTGCCGACCTGTACTGTGCCGACCTGTCCGGTGCCGACCTGTCCCGTGCCGACCTGTCCGGTGCCGACCTGTACTGTGCCAACCTGTACGGTGCCAACCTGTACTGTGCCAACCTGTCCGGTGCCGACCTGTACTGTGCCAACCTGTACTGTGCCAACCTGTACGGTGCCGACCTGTACTGTGCCAAAAATGCGGATATGGCAATAGCGCAAACGCGCATCTTGCCGGAGGGCGATTTGATTGGCTGGAAAAAATGTCAAGACGGCGTAATGGTCAAGGTAAAGGTTCCCGCCGATGCAAAACGCTCCCACGCATTCGGACGCAAGTGTCGCGCTGAATTTGTTGATGTGCTGGAAGTGATTGGGGCGGACCACGGCATTAGCCGACACGACGCAAAAACCAAATATGTATCGGGGGAGCGCGTGGCCTGTGACCAGTGGTGCGACGACTTCCAGCAGGAATGCGCGGGCGGTATCCACTTCTTTATTACCAAATTGGAAGCTGAAAACTACTAGCGAGGCTCAAATGAACGACTTTAATCCAGACGCAGTAAACGCCGCCGCTGCAAAGATCAAAGAACTATCCGGCATCGACATTCGCCCTGTACGAAACATCCATCAGGAGGAAGTCGAGCGCCGCGCAAAGGAAAAGCTGAAAGACGTTGCTTTTATCTGCGAGGCGTTTTCGGAAATGGACGACTCCGCTATCCGGGATGTAGGCGCGACAATCTTGGGCGAAATGAACAATCCCAATCTGCGCTATGCCTGTATCGGTTTCCACGTTTACCACGGGCTGAAAGCCTACGCGATGAAGTGTGCGGAACAGGACATGAAGTGGGCCGGATTCGACGCCCAGCGCCAATTTGAACAAGAACTACGCGACAACGAGGATGCGGCACGGGCAGACGAAAGGCGGGCGGCATGATTCCGAATCAACCAATCCCGCCAGAACTCGCCACCAGCCAGTGCGACGACAGTTATGCAGAGATTGCCAAGTTTCTAGCTTGGTACGACCAAAACGCAGAGAGGGAACCAAATGTCAATGATGAAACCAGCATCAAATAAGATGGCCTTTGCCAAGGTTGGGCTTTACGGAACAGCCGGTTCCGGTAAAACCTACACCGCCGCAAAGATTGCAATCGGACTCCACCAGTTTGCCGGATGCACAAAGCCGGTTGGGATGTTCGACACCGAACCCGCCGCGTCCTACGTCATGCCGCTATTCAAGGCGGCGGGGATCGAGTTTATGGTGTACGACGAAAGCCGCGCCCTGAAAGATTTGATGTCGTTCATGGACGAGGCCGAAAAAGAATGTTCTATCGTCATTCTGGACAGCATCACGCACGTTTGGCGGGATACCCAAGAGTCCTATCTTGCCAAGATCAATGACGGGCTACAGAAGCGCGGCAAGAAACCAATTTACAAGCTGGAATTTCACCATTGGGGACCGATAAAAGCGGCATGGGCAGAGTTTACCGACCGCTTCCTTTCGTCCCGCTTGCACGCGATTGTGTGTGGCCGTGCCGGTTCTATTTACGAATATCAGACAAACGAGGAAAACGGCAAGAAGGAACTTATCACCAGCGGCACCCGCATGGCAACGGAAAAGGAAATGGGTTATGAACCATCCTTGCTTATCGAATTGCTGCCGCTGCGCGAGGACGGAAAGATAGTCAACACCGCGTTTGTGCAAAAGGATCGCACGGACACATTGAACGGCCAGGAAATTCCATATCCCGATTTTGACAAACTGAAACCACACTTTGCCTTTCTTAACATCGGCGGCGAACACCACGGTTCAATGAATACCCGCGACTCCAAAGAGTTGTTTGACGAGGAAGGTTCTGATTCATGGTCGGCGGAACAGCGTAGCCGGAAGATCGTTTCTGAAGAAATCGAGGAGTTGCTGAAAAAGCACTTTCCCCAACAGACCGCCGAACACAAACAAAAGCGCATGGACTTGATTGAGTCCGCCTTCCAAACACGCAGTTGGACAAAGGTAAGCGAATCCACACCGAGCGAGAAAATGCGCGAGGGGCTTTCCTACCTACGCACGGCGCTGGAAGGGCCGCAAATCGACGCCCAAGACGAAGCGTTGCGGCAGATGGAAAAAGATATGGCGGCGGCGGCGTGAGCGGAACCGGCACAAAAATTCGTCGCCGCCAGGATTCCATTTTGGCCGCAAAAATGTGGCATTCGGGCGCAACCAAAACCGAAATATCCGAGGCTACCGGCATCAAGCGCGAACTCGTAAATTCAAGAGTCATTCTTGGCGAGCGCCTATTAACCCTCGATGATCCATTGAGGCCACAGAACGAACGAGTTGGCACTCAAGACGAGGAAGATTTGGGCGAAACGTGTCGATTCGACAGTGAGGAAACCTAATGTCCAAACATATCTACGACAAAGAATTTCGCTATACACCAGCCGCACAGACGGACATTCGCAAAACCTTCGCAAGAATACGGAGAGAACAAAAGCAATTACCACAGAACGTCACTCCGTTAAAGAGGAAAACGAAATGAGCGACACCAAGGAGCGCGAACAACTGATTGAGGATTTGCGGACTATTGCGCGGAGAGATTTAGCTTTCGCACCG